ACGTACGTAAGACCCATAAACATCTGCAAGTGCCCCCGTAATCTCCCGCATCCCATCCCCATGCACACCTCCCGCGTCGAGAGAGTCGAAGCCGGACGCCTCGGCATACATCCCCCGCAGGTCGGGCAGGCGCAACGTGCCCGCGTTTAAATCCTGCACGTAGTAGGGGACGCCGCCTATGCCTTCCCATCCGACCTTGGTGCCGTCCGCCAGCGTATACCAAGTCGCCGTGGACATGGCCTGCCAGTCAACTTCAGTCTTGCAGAGTTTTTGCCCCTCCGCAGTCTGTAAATAAGCCCACGCCTCCGGGTACTGCTCGGCCGCGTTTTGCAGCACGCCGCCCTGCGCGGGCTGGAAACCGGGCCGCAGGGTTGGATGCCGGAAGCTGTAAAACTCGCAAAGCTCGTACCTGTTTTCCTGCCGCTTGCCTGACGTATCGAGCTGCCGCCAGTAATCCGCGCTGCCTTCCGCAGTGGGGTTTTGGGGGCCTGCCTCCGTACCCGGCCCGGACGGCTGCAGGCTGAGGTACAGCTTGCCATCACTGGCCCAAATCAGGGCTCTTGCGGGGTAGTCGAGCGTGGCCGCCCACTCGTACATGCCCCCGGACTGGAGCCACATGAGGTGGGAACTCAGCGCGAAAAGCGCGCCGTTGAAGTCGGTGCGGTAAGGAGGAATGCCCCCGGCGGCAAGATCCGTCTGGTTGATGACGCCCCAGCCCATGGCCCAGCTTGCATAGCCAAGGTCTGCCCCACTTTCGGGAATGACGTTTTTGTCGCCGTTAGCGGCCCACGGACAGGGTAAGAAAGTAGGCTTAATTAAAGGAGTAGGCATTGACTGGCCCTCCGGGCACAAAGGTACCCTGGTTGAAAGGATGAAAACCGCTGCCGGCAAAGCCGAACGCGGGGTAAGGCACCTCAAAGACCTCATAGCCCACACCTGCGGGCTTTGGCGGCACGTCATCACGCAGAAGCAGCGCGCGTTGGAAGGGCTGAAGGCGGAACTCGAAGACATAGCGGATCATCATGGTGCCGGAGTGCAGCACCATGGCGCGGCCCTGATCGGCAAAAAGCATGGACAGGATGCGATTGAGGTCGCGCAGGCTGCCGTCCGTGAGGTTGCTGGCCGCCTTGCACCATATAAGCAGGCGGTAGGCGTTATCGGCCAGGGTGTATGTCTCCGTAGCCTCGGCATTGTAAAAGGTGCCCTGGTTGAAAGGATGAAGCTCGCTGCCCGCAAAGCCGAACGTGGCCGAGGTGCCCTTGAGCTCCTGAGTGCGGCCGATGGCCACGATGACGCCCCAGGCGTCCAGTCCCCAGCCCTCGGCTGTGGCCGGATCAAAGACTTTGGCATAAAAGTCCCTGGTGGCCGGGGCCGGGTCTATGCGGTCATGGAAAGACCGGATCAGCGACAGAAGACGCGGCGAGTGCTGATACTGGGTGATGATCGTCCTGGTGATGTCACGCATGGGCAGCCTTCCGCGTCTGATCAGCCTGCTCAAGCACGATCACCTGGACGCTATCGCGCACCAGCTGCGGGGCCTGGTCGATCCTGATATGCACAAAGTCCGTCCACGTTGGCGTTTCCACCGGCGCGGCCACCTCGATGCTCACCAGCTGAGTAACGCCCTGGGCGAGGATCACCGGGTAAAAGCGCGAAGCGTACAGGTCATCTCCGGCTCGTACCCTCAGGCTCTGCTGATCGCATGAGCTCACATAATCGCCGTAAAAGTCAGCAAGGATCGCGTCCTGTACCCTTTTGACCACATCACTGGGCAACTGCGCATTTTTGCGCACGGTCACACGCACCCCCACCTCCAGATCGGTGAGACGGGTAAAGGTGACCGTTTCGCGTGCGCCGGTCACGGCATCGGTCACCACCACGCTGGTGTTGCCGTTATAGTCGCAGCCAGCCGAAAGGCTGTCATACATGGCCTGCGCGATGGCGGCATCGTCACCGCCCAGCACGCCCACATAGATGGAGTGCGGCCGCAGGGTGACGCCGTCCATCTGGACAGGCTCATCTCCCCGGTTCTGGCGCACCACACAGTCAAGTACGCCCGGCAGTTCGGCCACACGGGCATAGACCGCCCCGGCCACGCTGCGCGCGTTGCGGGCCACACTCTGATAGCGCCTCTGCTCAAAGGCCGCGCGGCTCTCGACATCCTGACCAGTGATACCGCCAGCCGGCGCGCTGGCGGCATCCCAGCCTTCCACGGTCTGTACGATGATGACGGCCACCCCTGCCGGCACCTCAATGGGGCCCGGGGTGACGGCGGCAAAGGGCAGCGTGACCGTGCCCCCCTGCGGTATGGTGTCCGTGCGGGTGCAACGGAAAAGATGGCCGAGGATGCTTACCTGATAGGGCGCGTCGCTGCTGTCACTGCCCACGATCACCGTGCCCGGCAGGCCCATGCACTCGATCTGTACCACCGTGGAGCGGGCCGGGTTACGCTGCAAAAAATAGATCCTGGCCAGAGCATCCTGGAAGATGCCCTCGGCCTGCTCGGGGTTGAACTGGCTCACCAGATAAAGGAGCTGCGCGTTTTTATCCTGAATGGACGCCGCCTGTGAGGCCATGATCTGCCCCTGCGGGGTGGCCGGGTTTACGTTCAGGTTATCGCCCAGCGCGGCCGCCCAGTCTCCCTGCACGGCGCGCAGCACGGCGGCGCTGTCGGGCATAACCGGGCCATCAGCGGTGATGACAAACTCAGATTGAGACATCCAGACTTTCCCCCTCATCCGTCGTGACATAGACTACGCCATGCAGGGCGCGGCTTTCCAGGCTGGTCAGCACTGTGGCCGCATCGGTCACGCCGGGCACTTCCCGCGCGCGGCGGTTGGCCCGGCTGGTGACCAGTTCCGGCGGCGGCAGCTCGCCCAGCTCGCCGGCAACGTAGGGCACTCCCTCCTGCGCGGCGTACCACGGTTCGCCGGCAAAGGTTCTTTCGTAGCAGGCCACATCCTGGGCGATCCGAATCCGCCCGTCCGTCATGGCCAGCCCCCCGCTGTCATCCAGGCCGATGTCCCAGGTGTCAGTGAGCGCCAGACTGATACTCTTCATCGCGGTCCTCCCGTGGTGCCGTTGCCAGGCTCCACGCCGCCATGGGTATGGGTTTCCAGCGTGATGCCGTTGCTGGTGACGCTGCCGCCCGTATTTTCCCAGCCACCGGAGAACCGCGCCCGCGCGCCGTCCTTGCCCTGCGCCGTGCCCGTCCAGGTGATTGAGCCGTTGACAAGCAGATTACCGTTGATAAGCACATCAGCATTGATAGTTGCTCCGTTCTCGGCGGTGATGGTGGTCTTGTTGCCGTGCATGGTGATGGAGGCCACGCCCTCGATGGTCACGCCGCCGTCATCCACACGCACGAAGCGCTCCGGTTGGGCGTTGAGGAAGCCCCCAAAGTAAAAGCCGTCGCCCTTGTCATACGACCGCGCGCTGCCGGGGTTGACCGGCCCGGCATCGGTGCCGGCCATGGCCTTGACGGTCTCGGTGTCGCGCATGGCATAGACCGCAAGGCCCACATCGCCGGGCTGGGGGTCGATGATGATCGCGTTTCGCCCGCCCTGCACCCGCAGATAGGGCAGCGTAAACAGCACGCTTTGATCCATGCCTTCGCCACTGCCGGTGACCAGACGCACCAGAGGCAGCACGTCCACGGTTCCCGTGGCCCCGGTGCCGGGGTGAACGGCCACCACGCGCACCGGCTCGGCCGTATTGAGACGAAGAAGCGCCTGGCGAAGCAGAAAAGCCTGCGCGTTGTACTCGCTTGCCGCGGCGGAAAAGCCCTGCTGACCCTGGTATTCCTTCATCATGCTCCCTCCTGCCATGCGGCCTTGACGGCGCTTTCCCAACGGCTTGCGCCGGGGTAGCCCGCCTGCAGGCTGTGGGTCAGACTGGTCACCCGCCACAGACCGCTGGCACGGGGCACCACGCTGCGGATGCTCAAAGGGCCGCCCAGCCGCAGGCGAGGCTCATAGATGCCACGGCAGACGATGCCCGCATTGTCAAAGCCGGGGTAGCCCAGCAGGCCCGTTGTCTCGCTCCATACCGGGGTTTCGCCGGTCTGGCGCAGGGTGGTGACCGGCTTGACGAGCATTTCGCCATCATCCACAAGCAGCTCCAGCCGTGCGGCTTCCGCCACGGCCCGCGCCTGTTCCATGGGGCCGCCCATCAGCGCGATGTTGCGCAGGGGCACAGCGTCCCCTTGGCCGGCATAAGTCAGGGACATGGCAGCCGCGAGGTCGCGCAGCACGTCTCCGGCCATAACCTGTCCGGGATGGGTATGGGGCGGCACGGCGGTGATGGTGGCAATGTAGCCGGTGACACATGAGAGGTTGAAAACCGGATCCGGAGCGGCGTTGAAGTCCGGTACCGCGCTGATGATGTCCCCTGAAAAGGCCAGGGAAAGGCCGGTTTCGTCACCGGCATAGATGGCGATGACGTTTTTTGCCACGCTCAGCGGCCGAAAGGCCAGGGTGGTCAGCTGCTCCATATCCGCCAGGGGCATGTTGTAGATCTTGACCTGTGCCTTGTTCTTTTCCGCCCCGCCGGGCTTTGAGATGCTCACATCCATGCCCAGCCGCACGATCTTGGTATTGCCGCCCTCTCCGGATCCGCCGAAAGGCCCCTCGGCAAGCGTGATGCGGGCTTCAAGCTGTTTGAGTGTAAAACTGCTCATGCTTCCTCCTTATCGGCCAGCAGGGCGGCCCAGTCGGCATCCGTGCCCCACACCAGCCGCCAGCGGTCGCCAAGGCCCGACCACTGCGGATCGGCGTCCGCCTGCATGTCAACAAAGACAAGGTCGCCCTCAAAAGGCAGATAGTCGTAAAGTTTGAGCCCCTGACCGTTGTGGCACAGGCGGCCCCGCCATACCCAGACACCGGACGCCATGAGATCGCAGTAGAGACGCGGGCGATCATCCATATCGCGGGTAAAAAGGCGCAGGGTCACGTCCTGGCCCCCCAGCACAAGACTCAGCGCCTGCGAGGGCTCGGCGCGCAAGGGTATTTCAAGCAGTGCCATCGCCACCCCCCACGGCTTTACGGATGCGGGTCAGGGTGCTGGGGCCGGGCTTGCGGCCCTGTTGCTTGCCTGCGTCCACCGTACTGGCATCCGCCGGATGTTTTACCGCGGCTCTGGGCAGTTGCTGGTCGCTGTACTCGGCATCGACCTGGCGCACCTCTTCCAGCGCGAGTGTCACCACCAGACGATCCACGCCATCGGCGGCCTGATAGGTGTAGTCGAAGCCGGCCAGGCTGTAGCCATCCAACACCCTGTCCGGTGTGATGACCGAAATAAGCTCCGTGCCGACCTTGAGCTCTTCCAGGCGATCCAGAATGGCGGCACGCACCGAGGCTCGCCCGGTGCGCCCCAGGGTCACCTGGAGGCGGGTTGGGGCATTGACCTTGTTGTAGCTGGCAAAGCCGCCGCGCTCGACCGGGCTGCCGGTGACCTTTGCCTCCGCCTTGAGGCTGATGCCGAAAAAGGCATCAAAGACGGCGGCCTGCCGTCCCTGCTCATCATAAAGCCCCCAGCGTCCGACCTGTGCGGCAAGGGGCCTGGCCTGTTCCAGGCGGGTGACCAGGGTGGAGACGGGCGCGAAGCTCATGGCTAGACCCCGAAGGCGCTGTCGGCCTGAGCCGTGCGGTTGTAGAGGGTGTCACTCACCGCATCGGCCACGCCCTGCGGGTCGGTGGCCTGCGTGGTGAGGTTGATCTCGCCGATATTTGTGGTACTGGTGCGGGTCGAGACATTCTGCATGCCGACCGGGGGCTGTGCATCGGCTCTTTGCAATAAGGCTCGCGCATCCTCCCAGGTCTTGAGACTCCTCTCATCCCCATGCTCGCCCCCCGAAGACGGGTACAACAAAGCCCGCGCGTCCTCCCAGGTCTCAGCTCGGGCGACCGGAGAATCCACGCCCAAAAACGATTTCATCCAATCGGGCAGCAGATCCAGTAACTCATCTTTGAGATCGGAGATATAGGATATCAGGTTGCCGAGCACCGCTCCTATCTTTTCAAAGCCTGCGCCAATTTGCCGGAGGGCATCCTGGAGACTGTCCGCATCTTTGCTGAACAGGGCATCAACCAGTTTACCTATGCCCCCCAGCACATCAAACACGCCGTCAAGTATCGTCTTGATATTCTCCCAAACGATGCCCAGCCTGGCTGCTATCTCTTCCCCCGTGCCAAATATGGCCCAGAAGTCGGCCAGCGTTGACTCTCCGCCTTCCATGTAGGTCAGCAGGTCATCGATAACCAGCGCCAGAGCGCCCACCAGCGCGATGATGGGCGCAAAGGGCGCGATGGCCGCAAGACCTGCCGCGGCCATGCTGGTGAGGGCCGGCACCAGGGTGAGCATGATCACCCCGGCCAGCAGGGCCAGAGCTATGCCGATGGCGCGCGCGTTGTCGCCCAGCACGTCGGCCACCTTGCCAAAGGCCTCGGTCAGGCCGGTGATCACGGGCATGAACACCCGCACTATCCCCGCAACAAAGCGATCCCAGGCACGGGTCAGGGCCTGCATGGCCAGCTGCTGCTTGCGGGCGGCCTCGGCATCGCGTTTGCTGTAGACGGCCCGCTCTTCCTCCAGCGCCAGAAGGGCGGTCAGCTCCCCCCGGCCTTTTTGCAGAAGCGCGATGGTAGCCGGGTCAAAGCTCATCTGCATACCATAGGCCGTGCTGGCCTGGCTGCCGACGCGCTGGAAGGCGTCCGCCAGATCCAGCATCACGTCCTCGGTGTTCCGCGCGTGGCCTTGCGCGTCTTTCAGGCTGATGCCGAGCTTTGCCGCTATGTCCTTGAGCGGGCCGCTGTCGAATTGCGTGGCGTCGATGATATAGTCGCTGAGATCCCGGAAGCGATCCGCCGCTTCCTCGGCCTCGCCGCCTGCCGCCTGCACCGCGCCCTGCCAGGCCTGCAGGCGCTCTATGGACAGACCGAGGCTCTGGCTGGTGCGGTCGAGGGCAGCGGCCTGATCCACATAGGTACCGATGGAGGACAGCACTACAGCCGCGCCGCCAAGGGCCACCAGCGCCCCGCCCAGCACCTTGGCAAAGCCGCCCCAGCTTGACGCGCCCTTGTCGGCCGCATCCTGCAGCGCCTTGCCCGCCTTGTCGGCGTCCGCCTTCGTCTTGGCAAGGTCGTTATCGACCCGCCTGACTTCCGCGCGCGCACCCCTGGCATTGAGCACCATATCGATAACAAGCTCAGCGACGTTCATGCTTCCGCCATTCCATCCACTGCTTATCGTTGTGACTGCCGACCGTCAGCACTTCCAGCATATCCATGCAGTCCTCAAGGCTGAGCCTCTCCTTCATGTCCGCCATGGTGGCCATACCGCGCGAGAGCGGCAGGGCCATGATCAGCGGCACGTTGACGCAGCTCCTCAGTCCGACGGGGCCCCGCGTAAAAGATGGGGGGAGGTCAAGACCGACACGTCGGGAAAAAAATCGAAGTTCACCGCCACGGCCTCATAGCGCAGGCGGAAGATGGTGCCCACGTCCCGGATGTGCAGGTCGATATTGCCGGCCTTGAGCGGCACCCTGACGCCCTGGTCGGTGACCACGGCAATCTGCCCCAGCAGATCGTCATAAAGGGGCTCCACCTTTTCCCAGTCCAGCCCGGCCAGAGCGTTGGCAAGGCCCTTTGCCCCCAGACTGGCGAGGGCAACGGCCCCGCTCTGACGCGCCGCCTGCGCCATCTCCGGCGGCATGGCCTGCCCCATCAGAGCCACCAGGGCGCGAGCCGCCCATTTCTCCAGCCGGCTGACCGGCATCTCGGTTATTTCAAAGGTTTTGCCCGCGTCACGGCCGGTGTCGATGGTGATGGTTTTGGTGTTCATGGTTCCTCCCCCCCCATTTTGTGCTTGCTTTTTTGTTTCATCTGGTGAAAAACTTTTTCACAGGGCGTAACACCCTTCACACTATGGAGTCCGAAAAACTCCTTTTCAAAGGCGGTTCAGCCCCCACCGCAAGCGGCGGCTTTCTTTTCTGGTTCCTTGATCATGCTTTGCCGGGTGTGCGCGAATATAATACCCGTAAGGGAAATAAGCGCGACAGTTCCTTTGGCTGTTTTTCGGCACCCGGTTTTATCTGGAGCGATCGTTTCGATTTTCCCATCAGCTGCGCTCGAAAAGCGTACCAAAGGACACAACATGGCCGATCTCTCTTTGCTCGATCGTGACGAACCGGACAACACCATTGATTCCGTGGCCAGCATCCTTGCCTGGATGGAAGGCATGACCCTGAACGTGCGGGGCGCGGCCCACCTGCCCGCGCAGGCATGGGACGGACAGGCGGCCCTGCTGGGCCTGCTGCGTGAAACGCTGACCGAAGCGGGGAAGGACGTGACCCGTCTGCGGAGGCATACCGATGACTGACCTGCCCGCTCTGACCTTTGAGGGCCTCACGCTCACCCCGGTGGATCACCCCGGCGGCCTGTGGTTCACCGCCGCTCAGGTGGGCATGGCCCTGGGCTATGGTATTTCCACATTTGGCTCCCCAGATTTGGGGAGCGAAACCGAATTTGGCGGCCCAGATTTGGGCCGCGAAACCGCATTTGGCTCCTCCAATTCTCCCAAAAGGGCGGGTCAATTTGACCCTCCCTTTTGGGAAAACCAAAAAAATTCCGTCAACCCCAGGGTTCGTAGGATCTACCTCCGCCATGCCGAAGAGTTTGATGACAGCATGACTGCCGAAATGGATCTGCCTACGGCGGGCGGCCCGCAGAAAACGCGCATTTTCAGCGTGACAGGCTGCCTTCTGCTGGCCGTGCTGGCCCGCACGGAGCGGAGCCGCCGTTTCCGCATCTGGCTGGTCAGGGCCGTGCAGCGCATGGATGAGGAACGGCAGGGACGTGAACATCAGCTGGAACTCTTCCACCAGAATCTGGGCTTTGCCGCCGGCATGCTGTGGGAACGCCTGCAAAAGTATCCGCCCGAAAGGCAAAGGCTGGTGCGCCAGGTGCTTCTGCGCCGCCGTCTGGGCGATACGCAGCGGGCCATCGCCGAACAGGCGGGTGCCAGCATCCATGTGGTGAGGGGCATCCTGCGCCGCTTCGGCCCCTTCTGCCATGCGCCCGAAGCCGAACTGGCCCTGGATCGCATGGTGGCGGAGGAACGCCGCCGCGCCCTCAGGGATGGCCGCCCCTGCCTGGCCCCGGAACCCGATCCGGTAGCGGTCGGCCTCTGGCTGCGTCTGCCCTCCTGAAACCTGCTGCATGGCGTTTTTTCCTCTCCGGTTTGGCTGTCCAAATTTGGACAGCCGCCCTGACTGAAGAAGGACATTTTTCTCCCGGAGGACTGTCCAGATCTGGATCGTCCTCGGAAGGTCATGTTCTTCCCGGAGGAGAGTCCAGATCTGGACTCTCCTCTGATCAACTCCCCAATTTTGGGGAGTTGATCCTGATCCCCTAGATATTGCTGGGCACCCAGCTTTCAAACGTGATTACAAATTGGCCGGACTGAAGCGTCTGGCCTGCGGCCACGCCGGGCTGGGCGGCGGTCAGAAAGCCGCGCTTGCCCGTATACTTGCGGTTGACCGCGGGCACCACAAACTCCACCTCGCAGGCCATGACCTCGCGGGCGGCATCCTGTGCGGCGGCCCAGTCCTCAAAGGCTACGCGACTGGGCGAATCCGCCGCGAAGGCGAAGGTCACCTCCTTGGCTGTGGGCACAAAGCCCGCCGAAAGGTGCCCGTCCACGCTCATCTCCACCACCACGGGGTTGACCTGCGCCGGCGATACCAGGGCATCGGTGGCAAAGGCTTCCAGCGTGATGGGCGAGTTGTACAGCCCGGGCACGCGCAGCGTGGCCAGCGAGTTGGTGCTGGTTATGGTCATGTTGCCCATGTTGTCTGCCATGATAGCCCCCTTACTGGATGGCGGTGGCGGTCATCTCTATGCGCTGGATAGAGCCGCCATCGGTGTAGTAAAAACGGCACTCCGGCGTGCCTCGCTGGCCGCGCACCGTAGCGCCGGGGTCGCGCACCAGCATGTACCAGCCCTGCTGCTCGATGGTCTTTGACACGTCGAAGCCGATCTCGCTCAGCAGGGCAATTTTTTGCGTGTTGCTCAGGCTCACGCCGGGCCGGATGGCCCCGAAGGCCAGAAAGCGCGTGATGGTGTCCAGGCAGGCGGTGCGCACCTGCCGGCAGGGTACGCAGCCCTCACCCCAACCACAGCTGGCAGACCGACGCCTCGGTGTGCGTGCTTTACTACATGCCGGGCGGCAAGATGGCCCTGTTGGACGAGCGCACCTACAACGCGCGCAAGCCGGGCCGGCTGGTGGATATCGGCAGTCAGCGCATCACGCGCTACCCGGTGGTGGACCACTGCACCGGCTGCTTTTATGTCCACTATGCGGTGGAGCGGGGCGAAAGCGCCGCCGGCGCGCTCACGGCCCTGATTGAGGCCATGAGCGACCGGGGGCCGCGCGACCCCATGCACGGCGTGCCCTACCACCTCTATACCGACCCGGGTAGCGCCTACCGGAGCAGTCTGTTGCGGGAGTTTTGCGAGCGCCTGGGCATCCGGTTGCAACATCATGCGGCCGGGGCGGCCCGTTCCACGGGCGCGGTGGAGGTGGTCCAAAACATCGTCGAGAGGCAATTTGAGAGCCGCCTGCGCTTTGCCGACGTCCACGACCTGACCAAGCTCCAGGCGATGGCCGACCAGTGGAGGCGGCACTACAACGCCACCGCCCGGCACTCGCGGCTGGGGATGCCCCGAGCGCAGGCGTGGACCCGCATCAGCCCCGAGCACCTGCGCGAGGCCGGCCGCGAGGCGCTGATTGCCATCAGCCACTGGCGGCACGAGGAGCGGACGG